AATGTAGTGGAATCTGATGGTATATTTTTAACCACAGATATGGGGTTTGTTGTAAACGGGTACAAAGATACGGCGCAATTAGTCCCAACTCCTGATAAAAAGAATGATCCTTTCCACGAGCCAGTGACTGTTCCGATGTCCATCAATGATGGTATTTTAACACCGGAAGCTTTGAATGGATGTGCTAAGGACTTGAGGTACCAAAGTTCAGCATCGTTCATATCGTGCTGTATTTCCATTTCTTTAGAGTCTTTCCAATCAATTTTATGTACTCTAGTTTTTTGACCATTTTTATTAATTTTTAAAGTTCTGGTCTTTCTCATTTTAATTCCGTTTCGTTTCTGCTTTTTAAGTCTTCGAGACTTTTTAACTGTATTATTCTTATTATTGAATTTCGGCATTTTATTATTATTATTTTTAATTAGCTCGACCCCGCCTATCATAGCGTCTATAATAGATGCGTTGGGATACAGTATAGTATCGTTATGTTTACGATACTGTGACATTATACAAATGATGGTATTTAAATCAATTTTATAACCATATTTCCACATCATTTGCAATTTATACTCTTGACAAATATCAATATTTCTTCTTTCAATAGAATTTCTTTTTTCATCAGGAGTGAACCAAATCTTGCTTAGATATCTTAAAACTGCAGGATGGTCTCTTAATTTAATGGTTGAAGAATTTTTAAAATATTTTCCTAGAAATATTTCTTCACCGTAATAGCCTTGATTAGATAAATTTACAGCTATTCTATGTAAACGCGGGTCTTTTCGCATTTGATGATCGTGCCCGTAATAAAACCTGGAATTGAACATAGTTTTAACTAAATCTCTTCCTAAAAATTTCTTTTTACCAAATTTGAAATCGCTTTTACTGCAGAAATCAAATTTTCTCTCTTTTCCGTCTTGGATGATAATCTTCTTACATATCCAACCGGTACCTTTTACTACTCTTTCATTTTTGGTAGCATAAATAAGATTAGCTTGAGATACCCAATTTTTAAGGTATTTTCTCTCCATAATCTTAAAGAAATCATCTCCAGATATTTTTCTGAATGATGTTGGTGTTCCAGATAAATAATCTAAATAATCTTGGATGAACCTATTTCTTTTTGTATTTCCATCTGTTGTCTTTGGTCCGTGTCCAGATGGTGTGCCTCCCGTTGTTATTATATCAATCAATTTAATACCTTTCCATCTATATTGGAGTTCAACGTTAGGGCTTGTGGCCGTTTTAATAGTCAGCTTCGAATGAGCTTCGGTCCACCATGCGAATTTTGCTTTAAATAATTCACATGCTTTTTCCCAATATGGAATTTCAATCATATTCATAAGCCATGCATATTGGAGGGAATCATAAGCTGAAAAATCAGTGGAAACATACACTGGATCTTCAAACTTTTCTTCCATAACTGTGATCATTTTAGTGTAATCATCAGTATTATAAAAGGGTGAGAAATCATCATTGACCCTTGATTGTTGATTTATCAACAAATGTTGGAGGTAGTGAATAAATAGATACTCCAATCTCATTGATCCTATATTTCTAGGCCTTGCTGTTATTCTAGGAAGCTGGCCTTTAGAAGTTTGAGTGAGGTTTTCTTCGTAGGATTTAACGAAGCACTCTATATACATTCTACCTTCGTAATTATTGTAATCGAATTCAGTAGAATTTCCTAAGGATTTAAATATTTCCCAGGAATTTTTATATTTATTAATTTTATTTTTCTTCCAGTTTTTATGTCTCTTTAAATAACCTGGAAATGTTTCGAAATCTTCATTAATAAATTCATGGTCGTTTTTAATTGACCAAATGTTCTTGTAGAACTTTTGCATGTCTCGTTTTGTGCGTCGAGACGGTTTTGTTTTCACATTCAAGTGACGGTTCATTAAAGCTGCAACTAAATTTCTAGGTTGTGTGTGGTCTACACATATTGCAACTACTTTTGAATCAGGGGTTATTATTTTTGGTCCTGTTCTTATCGCCCTTTTGTTTTCTATTAAAATAGGGACTTCTTTAGAGATGGCCATATCTAATGCAGGCCTATAAAATTTTACATCTCTAGTTAAAGGAGAATCCAAAAATGAATCATAATTCAATTCTTGAACTGTATACAGATAAGCCTTATTTTCATCTATATATGATGGAATTTGGTATTCTATTGCCAAAAATTTTTCCATTCTACTAATCTCCTTGTCGGTACTTCTTTCAGTCTTTATAAACTGAAATTTTCCTTCTTTCTCTGCCTGTTTGAAAGCAGGTAGTTCTTGATGCCCAATTTGTTCTGCTCCGGGATCAATTTTAAATCCAACTATATTGCTCTTTATAATAGCTGGCACAGGTATCGGTAATACCTTTGGAGGTTTTTCATCACTCTCCATATTTCCTGGACTTACACAGTCTAATTCATGTGTTGCCGGGTCTTCTGGATCTTCAGAATCCATTTTAACTAAATCATTTCTACATTTAGTTTTAGGTAATTTAATTACCTTACTAGATTTTTCTTCTAGTTCTTTAATAGGTATATCTACTATTAAAGAGATTTTTGTTACAAGGTTTTCATCCTTTTCTTCAATTTTATTATTTAAGCAGTTTTCTTCTAATTCACTGTCTTCATTTCCAACAGCAGCATATTTATCAATTCCACCTTCTTGAAAATATGTCTTTTCGCCAAGAGATTCTTTATATTCACAGATCTCTTCATGGACATTGTCTAGATTATTATCTAACAATTCATACTGGGTCTTCTTTTCTAAAATAAGTGAACCCGCCCAGTACCATCCAAAAATGTTCAACAGTGTAAAAATCACTGATAAAGTTGTGCTGAACATTGAAAAAATTTTACCCAGGTTTAAAAAATTTAATATAAAAACTGCCCATGGGATTCCACAAGTCACTGCGATGGTGATAAGTAACATTTGAAAAATATAACTTAAAAACAACCAGTTGTACCATTTCAGACTGTATTTGGCACATATCCACCACTGTTCAAATTTAGTGGCAGATTGAAATTCGGATTTTTCGTTAGCGAATTTCATTCCTTTTTTAGCTTCTTTTAACATATTCAAAAAAGGGGTTAATTTCATTGTCGCCGCGAATGAGGTATACAGATCTCTGTCTGTTAATTCGGGGTTCGTATACAATAAGGTTACCAACCTTTTATAATCTGATTCTTT